GGCGGCTTTTTGGCGTGGCTGGAATCGAACGTTAACATTAACGAGCGCACCGCCCAAAGGTATATGGCTCTGCATCGTTATCGCAACAAAACCGACAAATTGTCGGATTTGCAAACAGCCTACCAGCAAATCGAAACCCTCGAACAGCAGGAAAAACTCTCCAAGCAAGAACGTGATCGTTCATTAATTTCCGAATACCGCAAGACCGGAACCAAGCCAGCCGGGTGGGATCGCTCCCTTGATTATCGCGTCAAAAAGGATGCCGAAGCCGAAGTGAGGCAGAAAGAGCGCATCGAAAAAGCAAACGCCGAACGGGAACAACGCGCCAAGGAATACAAGGAACGGCAGGAAACCGTGATCGGCAACGCCGCCAAGATCGATAGCACCTTTGCCGATGCCTTTCAGGTAGCAGCGGAAAACTTCGTCGCCAAAACCGAAGAGCGAAAAACGTGGAAAGAGAAGATCCGGCTGTCTGACGGCGGCAAAGAAGATGCCTTCATGGACGCGATCATCGACTACATGGAAACGCTGCCGAATGACAACAGGCGCATTGAGGCATGTAGCAACATCATTAAGATTTGCAGGAACATATCAATCGAACTTCAGCAGGCAACGGCATAACCCAAATCAGAAGTGGAGGAAGTAAATGGACAACGCGAAATGGCCTGAAGAAAGGAGGCGCGGCTTGGGAGGCAGCGACACTGGAGCGATCCTCGGCCTGTCACCCTGGAAAAGCGCATTCCAAGTCTATCAGGAGAAGCGCGGAGAGGCCGACGGCTTCAAGGGCAATGACCTGACCGATTGGGGCAAGCGCATGGAACCCACCATCCGGCAATGGTATTCGGATACCACCGGCCACCCGGTCCGGGTCCCTGACAAGATCCTTTATCATTCCAAGCACCCTTTCATGCTGGCCTCGCTGGACGGCTTCACCGATGAGCCGAGAGGCGTTGAAATCAAAACCGCCCGGTCTGGCAAAGAGTGGGGCGAACCCGGAACGAATGAGATTCCAGACGATTACATGTTGCAAGTCCAGCACTACATGGCCGTAACCGGATTCCCGGTTTTCGATGTCCCTGTCTCCATCGCCGGGGCGTGGCCGGTCATTTATGAGGTTCCAGCCGATCAGGAATTGCAAGCAATGATCATCGATGCCTGTGCTAATTTCTGGCAGCGAGTTCAGGACGGCAACCCACCCGAACCGACTACTTACGCCGATGCCGTGCAGAGATTCGGCAAATCCGAATCTCAGGGCGTGATTGTTGCCGGTGAATCAGAGATCAAGGCCGTGGACTGTCTGCGAGAGGTCAAAGCCAAGTTGGACGCGCTCAAGGCCGAAGAGGAAGATCTGAAGGGCCGGATCATCATTGCTCTTGGCGACACCGGCGACACCCTGGCCGATGAGGCCGGAAGCCAACTCGTTACCTACCGGATGAGCAAGGGCCGGAAATCGTTCAACTCGGAATTATTCCAGACGGATCACCCGGATCTGTACGCCGAATATCTGATCGCCGGCGAAGGAGCCAGAAGGTTTTTGCTTAAATAATCATGCTACCACGCACAAAATCAGAATGGATGGAGCATTTCAGAATGTGGGAAACAGGCCGCGTAACCGACCATGAAGGCGGCTGGAAACACAAGGAAAACCGCCACATGGATTTAACTTTTGACGAATACATAGGCATTGAATGCCCGGAGGGAGAATGAACATGGAAACCAAATCAGCAGCAATCTTTGACGCGCCAGTAGCGACTCAACCGAAGCAGACACAGGCGCTTGTTGACATCGAACAGCATCGAGCAATGGCCGAAGTGCAAAGCGCCATCGTCCTTGCAAAGAAATTCCCCCGGAATCAGATCGAAGCAATGGATCGGATTCTAACCGCCTGCCAGCGTCCGGCATTGGCAGAGCAAGCGCTCTACACTTATGCCAGAGGCGGAACGGATATTTCAGGGCCCTCCATCCGCATGGCAGAGGCCATCGCCCAGAATTGGGGCAACATTCAATTCGGCGTGAAAGAACTCGAACAGCGCAACGGGGAAAGCACGGTCCAGACCTACGCATGGGACATGGAAACCAACACGAAGCAGGAGAAAACCTTTCAGGTCAAACATGAGAGGTTCACGAAGAAAGGCAAGTATGCCTTGCAAGATCCCCGCGACATCTACGAAATGACCGCCAATCAGGGGGCGCGGCGGCTCCGGGCCTGCATCCTCGGAGTGATTCCCGGCGATGTGATCGAGGCCGCCGTGGCTCAGTGTGAACAGACATTGAAAGCCAAGGCTGACACCGGGCCGGATGCCATCAAGAAAATGATGGAATCATTCGAGAAGTACGGCGTAACAAAGGAACAGATCGAAAAGCGCATCCAGCGCCGCCTTGATTCCATCACCCCCGCTCAGGTCGTGAGCCTCCGCAAGATTTACAACTCGCTCAAGGACGGCATGAGTTCGCCCGCTGACTGGTTCGAGATCGTCACCCCGGAAGAGAAAGATCCCGCCACAAGCCTCAAAGATAAGATCAAATCCAAGCAAGCCCCTATCATTGACGGCTCCAACAAGCCGGAGGTGGGAGCGTAATGTTGATACGGATAGGAGTAGTGATCATCGGCGCACTATTGGCGGGATTTTTCTCATCGCTATACCCAGAGATATTTCCTTTGGCAATTATTGCATGTTTCGCATTGGGCCTTATTTACGGATTAAAGTGACGGAAAGGGCTTGAGTGATGAACTGCACCTCAACAAGACTGAAGCTAAACACCCTGAAGCGCGAACATCTCGAATGGATGAGGGATGCATGTGTGGAGCTGCTGCACAACTATACTCACCCGGAAATTGATTCGCAATTAAACTGTGTATTATGCGATTTCGCCGACAGGATGGAGGAGGCGGTGGCATTCAATGCGCCAATGGGTAAATGCTATCAATGCCCGTGGCTCTGTATAGAGGGCACATTCGGCTGCACGGACTGGTGGAGGAGAGCGCGCCAGCCGGAGTATGACGGTATTAGCATATGGGAAGCCAGGGTGGATAGGCTACCAATCCTGCTTACTCTCCGGATTCCTATGCTCAAGCGATGGATCGATGAAATCGAAAGGAGCCTCTCGCGATGAGCTACACCGACTGGCCGAAGATAATTACCGACATCAATCAGAAGTACGGAACGGAATTCAAGCCCGACGAAACCGGCCCGGCGCTAAAGTTCCTGACCGATCAATTCAACGGCTGCGCCTCACAAGCCGGAACCGCCTGCGGAGTAAGTCAGAATGTCATGTACCGGGCTTGCAAGCGGTACGGCATCGAAACCCTGCACAAGTTCGGCCCGAAGATATCCTGGCCGGATGCCCTGACCCGGATCAATGCGATCCTTGACGCCGCCTATTCGATGGACGATTTCGCCCAGGCACTCCAAGCGATCATCGACAAGGAAGGCGGCTATAAGCCCGCGGCAACGGCTATCGGATGCGGGGAAACAGCCATCCGGCGAAGGGCGCGGCAGTTGGGCATTTACTCACCTTATTACAACGGCAAGCGGCCATCCGAAACGATCCGGCCGCCCGCGGTTGCCGTGATCGACATGGACAAATGGCACCGCTCAGGAATGCACCGCCCGCCCTGCGGCATGTGTCCGATTGGTCATGGGACCAAGAACCGGCCCGAATGTGAGGCCTGTGCGGCCCGGATAGAATACGCCAATGCTCAGGCCGGGATGCCGGCGCTTCCGGGCGCTGATTCGATGCAGCAGGTGCAGTATATGAGACAGACGAGGATGAGCGCGTGCATCTAAGCGAGCACTTCATCATGAGGTGGCAACACCGTGTAGGTTCGCTGCCGACCCCCGAGCTTGTCAAAGCCCTGATCCGTGGCGCTGTGGTGCTGCAAAGAGGCGTGATCGGCGTGGATGAATGCGGGGACAGGTTCGTTGCACTGTCAATGTATTGGGTGCCTGAAATTGATGCCGTGCTTAAAATCAACGACATGGGGTGGCCGCACCGGGCTATTACGGTTATCACGCCGGATGTACTGAATAAAAAAAGAGTTCCCAATTTGGGAACCGATACCGATAAGCTCCACCGCCCGGCACCGAGGCGGCAATATCGGGCCATGCCCCTCCATCACCGGCAACCAGAACGGTAAAAGTAGCGGCTCGAAGCCTGCGAATCTGGCAACAGCGGCAAGGCCTCCGGGTGCCTCATCCGGGGGCTGAACCGCCAAACGAAAGAGGATGATATGAACGAAATGGACGCTCAAGGAATCATATCAGATATTCATATTCGCCTCGAAAGGGCCATCGGCGGCGTCTGCAAGATGGAAGATAACACGGTGGAATCAATCAAGCGGGCGCATGATATTGTCAACGACATCAACGGAGCCATGCTCATGCTGCACGGCCTCAGATTCGCCATCCGGCGCGGCTATCATCGCGTGTCGGTGTGGCCTGAGCCCAACGAGCAGGAGCTGAAAAACAATCGGAACGGGTGGACGGATTGAAAACCTGCGACCACAAAAACAAAGTCGATCTATCCCAGGGACTCGGCCCGGATCGGCATTATTACTGCCCGAATTGTAAGTGCCATTGGTACTCGGGGCGGTTCTGGACTCGGGC